CACTAACGTTTACTGGTGCTCCTCCTAGCGGCACAAACAATATTTATGTTGTTCATCAAGCAAAGAGTGTAGGAACTATTGACCCTCCTGCAACAGAGACTATAGCAAAAACTTTTAGTGGTAATGTTACGATGTCTGGTACTAATACTTTGTCTGGAGCAACAACAGTTTCTGGTGCTTTGACAGCTAGTGGTGGTGCAACTATATCTGGAACAACACCTACCTTAACAATAGGCGATGCAGGTGCAGAAGATGCAAAAATAGTTTTTGATGGCAATGCTCAAGATTATCATATTGGATTAGATGATTCGTCAGATGATTTAGTAATAGGTAAAGGCAGTGCGTTAGGAACTACGACACATATGTCTTTTGATGAAAATGGGCATATACTTCAACCACTACAATCTGCTTTCACTGCAAAATTAGGGTTAACAGCAAGTAATGTAACTGGAGATAGTACAGCTTTTACGCTTATAAATTATCAAACAGAAACAATAGATAGAAATGCAGATTTTAATCCAACTAACGGAACATTCACTGCACCAGTAACAGGATTATATTTATTAACTTTTAGATTTCATCTTCAAAATATTGCTACTAATCATGATGACAATCAAGTTAAAATTGAAACAAGTAATCAGTCACATTCAATTTTAGGAGAAGTTGGTTCATCCTCTATAGGTTTTTCTGGAAGCTTAAATGTAACAGGCTCTTTAATCGTAGATATGGATGCAAATGACACTGTAACGATGTTGGTTGATTTTAGAGGTGGAAGTAAAGTGGTAGATGTTCATGAAGATAGTTTTTTTATGGGATATTTACTAGGGTAGCCAAAATGAAACAATTTAACATAAAGGAGTTATAAAATGGCAACACATACTAAAACAGTAAGTATAACTGACTTACAACAAAAAATACTATCTAACGATTTGTATAACGATACTGATAATGCAGGACTTGATAAATGGATACAAGATGCAGTAGATGGTAAAATTAATAATTGTTGGAAAAGATTTCAATCAGAATGGACAACAAAGTTAATGAATGATGAAACATTTACTGACCCTATTCCAAGTAATCAAGCAGATTTTGTAGCGTTAGTTACAGCAAGAAGTGATTATAAAAACCGTAAACAAAGAGACGATGCAGGGACATTATAGGAATAACACATGAGTAAAACACAAATACCAACAGGTGGCATAGCAGATGATGCTATAGATTCTCAACATTACACAGATGGCAGTATTGATACTGCATTTATAGGAAATTCACAAGTTACTGCGGCTAAAACATCTGGAGTAGCAGGTTTAATTCTTATTAAAGCTATAACAATTTCTGGCACAACAGCTTCTGTAACATTTCAAAATGGCTCAAGTGATGTTGTTTTTGATACTACTTATGACACTTATTTTCTTACAGGAAATGATATAGTACCAGACAATGATGATGATAATTTAAGAATAAGTTTTACTGATGACACTAGTAGTATTAGTTATGACCTCACTACGTCAAGAGTAGCTAATGGTGTAACTAGAAGTTCAGGTTCGGTATCACAATCAAATGAAATAAGTGAGTCTGCTGCAACTCAAACAATTTTGTTAGGATGTGGTGCAAATGGAAGTGAGGCTAGTAATTTTTATGGTTACATATTTAATCCTGCACAAGCAGGTGGTCGTGAAAAATTTGCGACATTTCAATCTATGGTAAAAGTTCATAATAACAATAGTACACATACTAATCATGGAATAATATTACAAAGTGTAGTGCATACTGGTATCAGATTTAACTGGAACTCTGGTAATTTTGCACAAGGAACAATTAGACTTTATGGAATAAAAAATGCCTAGATATCATAATATAAATGGAATAATGGTTCAGTTTACTGCTGAAGAAGAAACAGCTAGAGATGCTGAAATAAAAGCGTGGGAAGATGGAAAGCTAGCAAGAAAGCAAGCTGAAATGAGAGAAATTAGAGATAGGTATTTAGCTAAAACAGATTACCTTGCTTTATCTGATACAGCAACAATCAGTGATAATATGAAAAACTGGAGACAATCTCTTCGTGACTTACCTGCAAATGAAAACACTTTAGAAAAAGTACAAGCTATTTTAGATACAGACGAAAATGGCAATTTAACAAATTCAATATGGACAATACCAAGTTAAGGAGTAAAACATGGCACTAAGTAAAATAGATGTAGCAAATATGGTGACAGGTGCAACACCTATTACAAATGGTGGCACGGGATTAACAACAAATGTTTCAAGACGAAACGCCACTCCTTTGATTATAAATGGAGATATGCATGTAGCACAACGAGGAACAAGTTCAACTGGCGTTTCTACTAGTAGTTATCAAACTTGTGATAGGATGCAAATAGTTCTTTCAAATCTTGGAACTTACACAATTATACAAGAAGATTTATCAAGTGGTGACGCTTACAATAATGGTTTTAAACACGCTTGGAGAATAGATACAACCACAGCAGATGCTTCTCCCGGTTCAGCAGATTTAGCTATATTTAGGTATAAATTTGAAGGACAAGACGTTCAAGTTTTTAAAAAAGGTGCATCTAATGCAGAAACTTATACTTTAGCTTTTTGGGTTAAATCAAATAAAACTGGAGTAGGACAAGTAAATTTATCTGATACAGATAATACTAGAATGTGTTCTGCAACTTACACAATTAGCTCTGCTGACACATGGGAGCATAAAGTATTAAATTATGCGGCTGACACAACAGGTGCTTTTGGAAATGATAATGCTGTTAGTCTACAGATAGATTGGTTTTTAGATAGTGGTTCAAACTTTGAAGGCGGAAGTGCACCCACAGCTTGGGAAGCACAATCAGATGGAGATAGAAATGCAAGTGGTAATCTAAACATAGGGGATAATACAGCTAATGATTGGGCAATAACAGGAATACAATTAGAAGTAGGAACTTTTTCATCAACTACTTTACCACCTTTTCAATTTGAAAGTTTTGGCGATAATTTAGCTAGGTGTCAAAGGTATTGCCAAGTTTACAAAACTGAAAGTGCATATGGAATGATGAGTCCTGCTTCTGTAAATAGTGCAAGTGCTGCCAATGGAATATTTACTTTTCCAACTTATTTAAGAGCAATACCATCATTAAGTACAAGTGGAAGTTTTGGACTATATAGTGGTGATGGAGGTGATGCAGTTAGTGGTATTGTAATTGATGCTAATAGTGATGATGCATCAAGAGTAGTTTGTACAATTAGTGGCAGTGGTTTTACAGATAACAGTGCTGCGTTTTTAAGAGCAGAAAATGATTCAGATGCCAAAATGACATTTGATGCGGAGTTATAAATGATAAAAACAATAGAAAAATATTACAGCCCTGAAGGTTTATTTGCATACAAAGTTACTTTACAAGACGGTACAATATGGTCAGTTCCACATTCTGAAGCAAACAGACATTATCAAGAAATCCTTGAATGGGTAGCAGATGGTAACACAATACAGGAGGCTGATTAATGGCATACATAGGAAAATCAATAGAGAGTGGCACATTTAGTGTCCTCGATACCAGTGGCAATACCTACAATGGGTCTAACACCACATTTAATTTAGGCACTCAAGTTGGTGCTGCAGCACAGCTTCTAGTGTCACATGACGGGGTTATTCAAAAACCCGGCACGGATTATAGTTTAGCTACAGGTGGCACACAAATTACATTTACAACAGCTCCTGCAAGTGGTGCTTCTATATTTATTGTAGAAATATCTGGTGCAGTAGGTGGCACAATTACACCAGAAGATAACTCAGTAACTTTTGATAAATTTACAACAACAACAAAAGGTAGACTAATTGGTTTATCTATGATATTTAGTAGCTAGGAGGCATACATGACAACACCAAATTTAGTCAATATAGACACAATCACCCCTGTTTTGGCGGCAGGCGCTGTTACAACAAGTAGGGCGGATATTGTTGACGTTGCAGCAGAACATGTAGCAAAAGTAAATTCATTAATTATTGCTAACATTGATGGTACAAATGCAGCTGATATAACTGTTGAGGTTAGTGCGGATAACGGATCAAACTATTTTGCTATTGCAAAAACAGTTTCTGTTCCAGCAGACGCTTCAATCGTAGTTATAGGAAGAGATAACTTTTTGTATTTAGATGAAACTGATTTGTTAGCAGTAACAGCTTCAGCAAATAGTGATTTAACTTACGCTGTTTCATATGAGTTATTAAAAGACGCTTAGGAAAAATAATAAATGGCACACTTTGCAGAATTGGATAGCAATAATGTCGTTTTGCGGGTTATTGTTATAGATAATAGTGAGGTTGATTCTAACGGAGGAGACCTATCTACTCAAGCAGAGGAATATGTAAAAGGTTTAATTCCTCTTCAAGGAGATGGACAAGTTTGGAAACAAACATCATTTAATAATTCATTTAGAAGACAGTTTGCTGGGATAAATTATACATACGATTCAAATGCAGACATATTTATTTCACGTAAACCATATGATTCTTGGGTAAAAAATTTACAAGGATCAAAAGATGATGGATATATAGATTGGGATCCACCAATCGCATGGCCGGGTGCTGATGTAGAATATACAGACCCATGGGGAAATAAAGCACCTTATTATTGGAAGTGGAGTGAAAATAATGGTAGATGGGAAGGTATTCAAATTTACGAAAAAGATAGTGATGATTTGGGGATTACTAAATCAGTTTATTGGGACCCAAGTTCATCAACAGCAAAAGATATATAGGAGGTAAACATGGGAGCAGTACAAGGTGGTGGAGGATTAGGTAAGGGTATAGATCCTACATCTGGAACACAAGCAGCAAAAGTTTCAACTTTTAATTCATCGGGACAATTTACAGCACAGACTTACACATCACAGGTAGATTTACTAGTTGTTGGTGGAGGCGGTTCCGGTAATCCAAATGCTGGTGGCGGCGGTGCTGGAGGGTATCGTTCAATATCTAATAATCCTGTTTCTGCCGGAACAACATATACAGTTACAGTAGGCGCCGGTGGCGCTGCAAGCCAAACTAGTGCGCTTGCAAATCAAGGCGGTGATTCTGTTTTTGCAAATCCTGCTGCCCCTATAACAGGCGCCGGTGGCGGTGCAGGATATCATGGTGGTTATCCAGCACAAAGTCCAGTTCTTTCAGCAGCACAATCTGAAGGTGGTTCTGGGGGAGGTCATGGTAGTAATGGTAACATACCGGGTCCAGCAAACAATCCCGGATTGCCTCTTGCAGGAGAAGGTAATACTCCTCCAGTAAGTCCTTCTCAAGGAAATCCCGGAGGTGGAGGATCACATGGTAGTAATCCAACTCACGACAGTAGAAATACTGGTGGAGGCGGTGGCGGTGCTAGTGCAGCAGGTGGTTCAATAGATAATTCTGCTAACCCCTCTGAAGGTGCTGCCGGTGGCGCAGGAACAGCAAGTAATATAACTGGTTCATCTGTAACTTACGCTGGCGGCGGCGGTGCTAGCGGCGCTGGAGGCTCTGGTAATGCTAGTGGAGGATCTGGCGGTGGAGGTAATGGAGCTGAAGGATTTGATCATCCGGGTGGTAATGTAAATGCACCGGGAGTTCCCACAGCAAGTGATGCTACTGCCGGACAGGCAAACACAGGCGGCGGTGGAGGCGGTGGTGCTCAGGCAAACGGTGGTGCTATTGCAAACACGGGTGCTGGAGGATCGGGAATTGTCGTTGTAAAAGAAGCAGCAGTTCCTTTTATTAATGCCCCCGGAATATGGAGATTAGGTGATGTTGCAAAATTTGAGGCCGCAGACGAGTGGCCAACTTAGAGAGTATCAATACAAATCTTTTTTAGATACTTACAATTTAAGTGTAGAAAATATACCATTTTACTATGGTGACAGTACAAGCGATATAGGGTTTTTACAGTTTTTACATGAAAAAACTTTAAGTTTAACGCAAGAAAGTCCACAATTAGTTCATCAGATAGTTCATAATGAAAATTTAGATGGTGACTCATATTTAAAAAACCGTGCTGTAGAATATATTTTTAATTTTGCTAAAGAAAATAATATAGACATTAAAAAGTTATTAAGAGTAAAATTAAATTTACTTTTAAAAAATAAAACTGATAAAAAGTTTTTTCATAATCCTCATATAGATAGAGCAGGTGAACAACATAAAGTTTTGATATTTTATCAAAATGATTCTGATGGAGACACCATAGTCTTTAATGAGAAGTTTTCTGAAAAAAAGGGTACTATTTTAAGTATAGATAAAAGAATAAGACCCGAAAAGGGCAAAGTAATAGACTTTGATGGTGATATCTGGCACACTAGTTCTAACCCTTGTAGTATTAATTATAGATTGGTTATGAATGTAAATTATGTTATATAAAACAAATTTATGTTACATGAAACAGATTATTGGTTTTGGGAAAGTGCCATCCCATCAAACATTTGTAATGATATAATTAAACACGGATTATCAAAACAAGAATCAAAAGCATTTACTGGTACAGCAGACGAACCTACACCAGAAGAAACAGCAGACAAAATAAGACAATCAAATGTAAGTTGGTTGAATGATAGATGGATATATAATACTTTACATCCATATGTAAACGCAGCAAATAAAAATGCTGGTTGGAACTTTGATTGGGATTGGTCTGAAAATATTCAGTTTACAAAATACAAATTAAATCAATTTTATGACTGGCACCAAGACGCATACGATAAAGTTTATCCAGAAAATTATGGTTCTAATCAAGCAGGTAAAATTAGAAAGTTATCAATCATAGTTACACTTGTTGATGGCAGTGAGTATGATGGTGGTGATTTGCAAATGAATTTTAGACACAAACATAAAATAGATGAAATAAAAACTATAAATGAAATTAGACCTAAAGGTTCAGTAATAGTATTTCCTTCTTATATTTTTCATAGAGTAACTCCTGTAACTAGAGGTACAAGATATTCTTTGGTAAATTGGAATTTAGGATACCCATATAGATAATGAAATTACTATCAATAGAAAACGACAAGTTTCCTTTTTTAGTGATAGATAACTTTTATTCATCTGAAGAACTAGAAAAAATATGGAAAGAGATAGATTTTTTAGGTGACAAAGCTAAACCCGAATATAATGTGGTTGCAAAAAAACATGGTAAACCGCTTGCTTCTGTTAAAAGAGTTTATCTTGATAATTTATACACTACTAGAAAAACATCAAACATACTTGAATTTTTTCCTAATAAACTTTATAGCCAAGAAGTTACAAATACCTATGTTAATCTCGTTCCTTCGGGTGTAAATTTTGCAACATCTAATTACGATACTACACAATTAAGTTATTATGAAAATAAAGATGGATATAAATCTCATACAGACGTTTCTCAACATACAGCATTAACTTGGATATATAAAGAGCCTAAAAAATTTGAGGGTGGTGATTTGATATTTACACAATCAAATGTAAAAGTCGATTGTATATATAATAGAACAGTATTGTTTCCTTCTTGGTATTATCATGCCGTAACACAAATAAAAATGAAAGATGAAGATTTAAATAAAAAATTTGGTAGATGGGCTATAACACATTTTATCAACTTTAAAAGCGTAACAGTGGGTATAGTATGATGAAAACAACCGAAGAACTTATACAGACTGGTTCTATTATAACTCAATTACAATTTTTAAAAAACTTTAATGAATTAAACGAAAAAAAAGAAACTTATCATTATGACGCTATGTATCAACCTATTGGTGTGCATTATGGTAATAGATTTCAGTCACCATATCCATGTTGGGAAACAGAGTATTTTGTTGATTGTGATTTTGATATGAATAAATCAATTAAAAGTCAAGTGCAAAGATTATTCAAAAAAGAAATTATAGATTGGCGATGTAGAATTAGACTCACATTAACTAGTGAATTAAAAAAATCTGTACAATTTCAACATAGTGATTCTAGATCTGTAGGATCTGTTCACCATGACACAAAAGATTTTGCAGGTGTTATACCATTTGATCAATCTTTTACTGGTGGTACAGCATTTTATGAATATGAGTGGGACAAAGTTCCTGATATAACTTATGGCTCATGGCCTAACAGACTAATATTATACAATGGTCAAAGAAATCATGCAGCTTGTCATGATTTGACTTATGAGAAAAGATATATGTTAATTTTCTTTTTTAATTTAAATGAAACAACTTAGTAGAATTATAAATACACTAAGTGACTTTAAAAAAACGATTGATAAAGAAAATAGAATTTTATCTTATTGGGAAAATGAATTTGAAAAAAATCCTATTGAATACATAAATGATACGGTTAGCTCTAGATTTGTTTCGTTAGACGAAAGACATAGTAATAGACTTGCTGATGATAAAAATTTTATTTATTCACAGGGTTCTTTTAATAGAATTATGCGTTGGAGAGAAGTGCCTCTGTACAAAAATTGTTACGATTATTCCATATATCCTAATATTTTGACTGAATTAAAACCTAAAACTATTTTTGAATTAGGAACTGGAGATGGTGCTAGTTGTGTTTGGTATAGAGACATTTTAAAATTACATAACATAAATTGTGAAATTATAACTTTTGATTTGTATGAACCGGTTAAAACTTTTGAGGATATAAAGTATTATAAGTTTGATTTATATAATATAGACAAAGTAAAAATAGAAGATTGTCCTCATCCTTGGTTAATTATAGAAGATTGTCATATTAACCTAAATGGTATATTAAATTTTTTTGATAAAAGAATGATACCTAATGACTATTTAATTATAGAAGATAATGTCACCTTTAAACAAGAAGTGTTACAAAAATTTATGAAAAACAAAAAATATCATGTAGATACGAGATACACTGATTTTTTTGGATATAATAATTGTTCTTTTAGAAATGGAGTGTTTAAAAAATATGATTTATAAAGTAATACAAGAAGCGATTTCTAGAGATTTAGCTAATTTTGTTTACAACTACTTTTTATTAAAAAGACAAGTTGTACATCATTTTAATCAAACTAGGTATATCTCACCGTTTACTGATTATTTAGGCACATGGAAAGATAATCAAATACCAGATACATATTCACACTACTCAGATTTTGCCATGGAAACTTTACTATCAAAAGTAAAACCAATAATGGAAAAAGAGACAGGATTACAGCTTGTTGAGACATATTCCTATGCCAGAATCTATAAAAAAGGAGATGAGCTAAAACGCCACAAGGACAGACCTTCTTGTGAAACATCTTGCACCATGAATTTAGGGGGCGATTTATGGCCTATTTTTCTTGAACCATCTGGTGAATTAGGAAAAAAAGGAACAAAAATATTGCTAAATCCCGGTGATATGTTAATATACCGCGGTTGCGACGTAGAACATTGGCGCGAGCCGTTCGACGGTAATGACTGTTGTCAAGTTTTTTTACATTACAATGATATCAATGGTCAATTCGCAGAACAGAATAAGTACGATGGAAGACCTTTCCTAGGCTTACCTGCATGGTTTAAAAAATAAATATAAGTGAGGTAAATTAATGCTACTAGGACATGGAGCAATAGGACAACTTGCGGTAGCCGAGGATCTTTCTGGATTAGTTCAGAATGCAGGCACCGTTGAACTATCTTTAGGTCAAGGTGCTAGTTTTAGTATTGGTACAGAAACCGTAGCAGCAAGTGCCGTGTTTGCTGTGACAACTGCCGGAGCACCAAGCTTTACAATAGGCACAGAGGTTGCAACTGGTGGAGCAATTGTGTCACCAACAACAGCAGGACAAATAACAATAAGTCTTGGCGAAGAAACACCGTTTGGTGAAGCTTTCCAAAACTTAATTACATTATCAACCGGATCTCCAAACTTCTTTATTTGGAACGAGGTTGATGATTCACAAACCGTAACTTGGACCGACGTTGAACCGGGGTCCACGGACTAGGAGGCTAAATGGCATCAACATATTCAAGCACCTTGAATCTAGAGCTTCAAGCAAGTGGAGAAAACTCTGGAACATGGGGTACAATTACAAATAACAATTTACAAAAAGTAGAATCAGCAATCAAAGGTTACGTCGCTGTAGCTGTTGCAAGCACCAATGATTCACTAACAGCAAATGATGGAACAACAGCAGACGAGCA